CAAGTTAGCATGACCACTAGTACTCCACACTTTTCGTTGAGATCCGTCTGGATTATTCACCCTAAACTGATATCCTTTACAATATCTTTTAACATAATGTTGCCAATTCAACGCCACAGGTGAATTTATAATCTTCAATAGGTTGAAATAGTTGATTGGTCGGGATGTCATTGGTGTTCCCGTTAATAACCACACCTTTGGGATGTCTTCAAGGATATCATTCATCAATTTAGTCCTTTTTGCCCCTGTATTTGAGAGGTAGTGGGCTTCATCGATGATGGCTAGATCAAACTTTTCATTTGCAATCAACTTAAAATCGTCAAACCCTTCATCTTTCTCGGTTGTATGGTAATTTTTGATGATATCATAGTTAATAATGTAGTATTTGAAGGTAGAACCCCATTTTCGACCTTCAACTATCAAAATTCGGTCGTTAGAATAGTTCTCTATCTCCCTTTTCCAGTTGATTTTAACTGAAGCTGGGCATACGATAAGTACTTTCTTCGCTTCTGCCTCTAATGACGCGATAATTGCACTTGTAGTCTTACCTAAACCCATATCATCCGCTAAAATACACCTATTGTTAGCTAATAGGAACTCTACCGCCTTGGGTTGCCACTCTTTTGGTGGTCTATGGTTGTATTTTGAGTAATCTATCACCCGATTTAACTTCTTTTCGGGGGTTAAGATGGCACCTTTTGGTAACCAGAACGCATGATTCATCTGAGTCGGAAACATCTTACCCCAAATGTGGTAAGCCTTCTCGGTTTCACATAATAACTTCTCACACCAGATTTCTTTAACTGGTTTAGTAAGTAATTTCTCTTCCATCAACTTTTCACCGAAAGATGCCACCAATGTGATGTTCTTTCGAGCCACTTTTGGGACGGTTTCATGGTGATTTAGGATGTATTGCGCTTGTGTACGGGCCAATTTAAACCCTTTCCCTATGGACATTCTACGTTTCCATTCGAGAATTTGATTATTGGCTCCGTCATAAGTTTCGAGGATCTTTCGAGCCTCTATTTCGGGGATCTTTACTTCCATATTCAAATTATACTATAATATACATAATTAGAACGGTTTTTTAAACTATTTATAGACATATGGAAAATAAATTACCGATAACTAGATTGAACAAATTCTTTTCTCAAGATGATTTCGATTTGAATATTCAAATGGGTGAAGAATACCTTCATGGTGATCTAAATATGTACCTTGTCTTATACCAAGTTGATAGGACTCGAACTGATACGGATGAAGTGTATGCTGAAATTGGAAAAGACCAATTGAAGTTCTTACCTCCCGTAGAATTCCGGGGATTGGTTCAAATTGCAACCGCCGAGACCAAAATGTATAAAACGGGACTATTAAGGTTTCTTGAACCTGGAAATATGTTAATTTCAGTATATTTAAAGGAACTGAACGATTTGGGGATTGATATTAGGTTCGGGGATTACATCGGATACCCAGAAAGTGAAGAAAGAATTAGATTCTACACGGTATCAAACGATGGGAAAGTCCTAGCTGATGGAAGACATAAAATGTTTGGTTATAAACCACATTATAGAACCATAACTTGTGTTCCTACACAAGATAACGAATTTAGAGGAGTTTAAAATGGCATACCCAAAGAGAAAAACCGATCTCAAAATATACGAGGATAAAGAACTTCTCGATAGGAGGCAAGAATTACTCGAAAAGATTACGGAAGCCGACACCTATTTGCCCGACGCGGTCTTACATGATGATTTGGATTTGGGTATGATGGAATTCGTTAAGAAAAACTTTCAAATCAATTCCGATGGTGATCAGATTCCAATTATACCAAGAATTCTTACTGTACAAAGATGGGGTGAGGTTGCAAACAACTGGACATTTTCGGATGACGACGGAAATATGAAAGTACCGTTTATCGGTGTGGTTCGAAAACCAGACGTTCAACCCGGGTCAAATCCATCGTTAATGAGGACAATTCCAGACAGAAAGGAATTCCATTATGCAACCGTACAAACTTGGGACGGCACAAGAAAAGGTGCTGATGTATATAAAATACCACAACCTGTTCCGATTGACATTGGGTTTGAAGTTACAATTGTTTGTCAGAAATTTAGGGATTTGAATAGATTCAATAAAATTGTTCTACAAAAATTTGCATCCAGACAGGCTTACACGATGGTTAAAGGTCACTATGTTCCTATAATTTTGGAACAGATTAATGATAGTTCACCAATTGACTCTCTAGACACTCGTAGGTATTATGTACAAACCTATAATTTCTTGATGTTAGGATTTTTAATAGATCCAGAGGAATTTGAGGTAAAACCCGCAATAAGTCGAGCACTATTGATAACTGAGTTTTTAGGCACCAAAAACTATTCAAAGAAATCTATTTATAGTGACATCGAAATAAAAGTAGCGGTGTTTGAGGGAGACGGCAATCGGACTGCATTTAGTGTCGGTGAATCGATTGGGTTAATCTTTTTCGTCGCAATTAATGGACTAATACAAGACCAAGATATAGATTATTATTGGTTAGGTGGAACGTCTAGGGTTTCCTTCGTGGAACCACCAAATGGAACAGTTATGATAGTATATTATCCTGGAAAAACAAATGTATTTAAGGATGCGTATGGTAATCTTCTAACCATGAAGGTTGAGGATTTCATTTATGATGGTAGCTCGACAACATTTACTGTAAATAATGTAGTCAATGGAGTAATTTATGTTACAATTAATGGTCTGGTCGACATCAATGGGGATGGATTCACCGTTGGTCCTGGTGTTAATCAGATTACCTTCAATACCGCACCAGTAAATCCATCGAGAATTAGTATTTGTTATTTATACTAATCTTCTCCGTATATGTCTTTCTTTCTTCCTGGCGTTTCTAACGCCTCAATCCACTTTTCGATTACCCGATAAATTTTCAAACCGTTTTTATCGCAATGATCCTTCAGTATTTCGTGGTGTTTCGCGCTGATCTTAACATTTTTACTCTTATGTTCCATATCTAAAGATAAATAATAGTAAAAAAAGATAAAATACTATCTACTAATTTATTTCTCACGAAATCTTTGTGAAAAACAGAGATATTTATGATATATGACAATAAAAATAAACAATTAACCAAATAGAAATCAATGGCAAATTCAAACAGAGTATTCGTGTCGCCTGGTGTGTACACTTCAGAAAAAGACTTAACTTATGTGTCACAAAGCGTTGGCGTAACCACATTAGGACTTGTGGGTGAAACGCTTAAGGGCCCAGCATTTGAGCCGCTATTAATTACCAATTTCGATGAATTCAAAACTTATTTTGGATCTACTACCCCGGTAAAAGATGGAGACGGCAATCCTAAATATGAACTTCCTTATGTTGCAAAATCGTACTTACAGGAGTCAAACCAACTATTCGTAACAAGAATTCTTGGTCTTACAGGATATAAACCCGTAACAACATGGGGTGTTAAAACGTTAGGTGGTGTTGTACTTTCAACTGATCCCCCAGCTGAAGCCCCAGGTACATTAAACGCATTAACAGGTCTCGGAACATTTAGTTCGTACTTAACTGGAAAAACAGCAACCACTGGTGTTCCTATTCCCGACTTTATTATCGATAAACAACCAACGTATAATGATGATGATTGGTTTACAATCGGATTAGTTCCAGACAGCGCGATTTCAGGTTTAACTGGAACTCGATTAACTGGTGTTGACGCTCCGATTGGTGACGCTGAGGGATATACTTGGTATAATGACTACTTTAACGGAACTAACGAAGTTTATTCATTCCTTATGGAATATGATGCATCTTCAACTGGATTCACAGTAACCCAATTCACTTATGACGCTGAAGTAAACGACTATGACAATATTATGGTTGCAGCGTTAAGGTCAAGGGGTCATTATTCAACTATTTCAAATCTTCTATTACAGACAACAGGTGTTACTATGTCATCAGCAACGGATCCAATTTCTGGTGATCCAACAATTGAAAGTAATCCGTTAGGTAATTTCATTCTCACTGTTGCATCTTATGACGCAAGTGAAAGAACATTCACATGTTCATTAGACAGTACATCATCAACCTTCATCGATAAAGTGTTAGGTACTGGCGTTTATGACAAATCATATTCAGACTACCCACTTTACGCATTTGAAAGTTATCCTAATTTAGTTTCGGCTCTCGCGGATCGTGGTTTAATTAGAGGTTTAAGTTCAACCGCTCTCGAACATTCAGTGGGCGACGATTTCTTAACACAATGGGACACTCCAATATCACCGATGGTAGTTTCTGAAGTTAGAGGTGGAGATGTCGCTGACTTATTCCAAATTGTTACTATCCCAGATGGTAATTCTGCAAACCGACAGGTTAAAATTACAATTCAGGATATTGATCTTGAAAACGCAGAGTTTAACATTGTGGTTCGTGACTTTAATGACACTGACGACAATTTAGTTGTTCTTGAGAAATATTCAAGGTGTTCTATGAATCCTGAATTACCAGGATATGTAGCATTAAAAGTTGGTACATCTGACGGAACATACGAATTGAAATCTAAATTTATTATGTTAACTATGGTTGAAGACCATCCGACAGATGCAATTCCAGCCGGATTCAAAGGATTCACCGCAGACACCCTGGATGGAGCTTACTTAGGTAACGTAATGTATAAAACTCAATACTACACCGCTGGTG